TGTGGTGATTTTGAAGACAAGAATCCATTTGCTGGAACTAGATATGGTACATCAGGTATCAACGAAGGTACGGATATCGAAATTCCAGAAATCAATCTTGAAATGCAATCTGAGCCAATCGTTGCTAAGACTCGTAAGTTGAAAGCAGTTTGGACTCCTGAATTCGCTCAAGACCTTAATGCATACCACAGCATCGACGCTGAAGCTGAATTGACTTCAATGTTGTCTGAGTATGTATCAATGGAAATTGATTTAGAGATCTTGGATATGTTGATTTCAGCAGCTCCAACAACTGAGTATTGGTCAGCATTGAACAACAATGTATGGAATGGTTCTGGATTTACTCAAGCAGCTGCCGGCGCAATTGGTTCTGCAGGAGATGGATTCTACAACACACAAGGTGGTTGGTTCCAAACATTAGGTACTAAACTTCAAAAAGTATCTAACAAAATTCACCAAAAAACATTGCGTGGTGGTGCTAACTTCTTAGTAACTAGTCCAGCTGTTGCAACTATCCTTGAGTCTATCCCAGGATTTGCTGCTGACACTGATGGTAACAAAATGGAATTTGCGGCAGGTGTACAAAAAATTGGTTCAATCAATAACCGTTACACTGTATACAAAAACCCATACATGATGGAAAATGTTATTTTAATGGGCTTCAGAGGAGCTCAGTTCCTTGAAACAGGTGCTGTATTTAGTCCTTATATTCCATTAATCATGACTCCATTAGTATACGATCCAGTTAACTTCACTCCACGTAAAGGTGTTATGACACGTTACGCGAAGAAAGTAGTTCGTCCAGAATTCTACGGAAAAGTATACGTTCATGGTCTTAACACTCTTTAATAGTTAATTTGATTTAATCAATTAAACAATTAATTAGTTAAGGTAATAAGAGAGGGTGGCTTCGGTCACCCTTTCTTACTGTATGAATATTTATATAAAAGAAAAGATATATGGCAAATTATATAACATATGAAATGTTTGCAACAATTCGTTATAAAGGACGTCTTATCGACGTATTGGATAGAATTCGAGCTATTAAATTGGTTTTAATGGTACATATCGAAAAAGATTTAGGTCCAGATAGAGAATTGATTAAACTTAAAGTAATGACTCCATACGCACCGAAAGAAACATTTACGACAATTAGAAATACATGTGTTTCGGAAATCGAGGAATTACTAGATATGACATTACAATTAAATACTTTAACAAAAGTTTCAAATTAACAAAGGTTATTTTTATGGCTACACCAAATCGGGAGAAAACTCCACCAAAAAGTGATATTAAATTTTCAATTACACTGTCAGACGAACAAAAACAAGCAAAAGCAAAAATTATAGAAACTCCATTTAATTTTGTATTAGGCAAAGCTGGATCAGGAAAAACATTATTAGCAGTACAAATTGCATTGGATATGTTTTTTAAAAGACAAATCAATAAAATTATTATAACTAGACCAACCGTATCAAATGAAGATAACGGATTTTTGCCGGGATCGTTGGCAGAAAAAATGGATCCATGGTTAGTGCCATTACGTAGCAATATGCGTAAAGTTTATAATAAACCAGAAATTTTAGATAAAATGGAAAAGGAAGAAAATATTGAATTAGTTTCTTTAGCTCACTTCCGCGGGCGCACCTTTGATCATGCAATTTGTATTGTAGATGAATTTCAAAATTTAACAAAACAACAACTTCAAATGGTTTTATCTCGTTTAGGAAAAGATAGTATCATGATTTTAACAGGCGATCGTTATCAAGTAGATTTAAAATTTAATAATGACTCGGCAGTTCATGAAGTTCCGAAATTAACTAAATCTACTTATGTAAATGAAATCATATTAACAGATAATCATCGACATGCGGCACTAGATGAAATTTTAAAACTGCTAAATGAAAGATATTGATATTTATATTTAAAAGGGAAACATCATGGATTATTCAGAAAACAAACCAATTTGGCCAGGTTCATCATCATTTACCGCTGGATCTACACCATTTGGTTTTTTTGATAATGATACAGTTTTTCAATCTCACGCAGATAAGTTTGCTAAAGCTGCAGCTCAACATTTAGGATATCCCATAATGGATGTTGAAATGCAAGCAATAAACTTTTATACTGCATTCGAAGCCGCTGCAATTGAATATTCAAATCAAGTTAATCAAGTTAATATTGTTAACAATTTAATGAATACATTAGGCGTTCAAACAGCATCTGCATTTTTAAGCGGCTCTAGTTTTACCGGCGCAGTTGTAGGAAATTCGTTTGGATATATTACAAAATTATCAAAAGCATATGGTAATGAAGCAGATAGCGGCGGAACACTGCGTTGGCATTCTGCATCAATACAAATGGTACCGGGTCAACAAACATATAGTCTACGAGCTGCAGTATCTAGTTCATTAGGTATTAATATAACAACATCATCAATTGAAGTAAAACGAGTACTTCATAATGCACCACCAGCAATTGTTAGATACTTTGACCCATTCGTAGGAACTGGTTTAGGTTCGCAACAACTTCTAGATGCATTTGATTTTGGTGGATTTTCTCCATCTGTATCATTCATGATGATGCCAATTAATGCAGACTTATTTAGATTGCAATCAATTGAATTTAATGACCAAATACGCAAATCTAGTTATTCATTTGAAATCCATGGCGATGATATAAAAATATGGCCAATTCCAACATCAGGCACCGGTTCTTCTTCAGCAACCCCATTCTTTTCTGAAGTTTGGTTTGATTTTGTTTTTGATGATGAAAAAACTAATGACGCACTTTTATTCGGCAATACAGCACTTTTAAACAATGTTGTAAGTGACGCATCAAATATACCATATAGATATCAAACCTACAGGAATATTAATGATATGGGGCGTGCGTGGATAATTAAATATGGTATTGCATTATCAAAAGAAATGTTAGGTTATATTCGCAATAAATATTCATCAGTGCCAATTCCAAATGGCGAAGTAACGCTCAATGGATCTGATTTAGTTACACAAGGACAAACAGAAAAAGAGACGTTGATAACGCAGCTTCGAGAATTTTTAGATAAAATGACAAAAGAACAAATGATGACACGACAAAATGCAGAAGCAACACAAATGCATGAAATGTTATCAAAAGTACCACTAAAAATATACGTTGGATAAGGAGATAAAATATGGCACTTTTTGGTGGAATACGAGATGCAAGATTTTTAGCTGCAATTAATTCCGAATTGATCAATGCTATCATTGATACTGAAATAGAATTCTATAAATTAATTGTAGAAAAAAGTGCATCTAATATGTATGGCGAATCTGAAAGTAAAGCATATTATGATTCTATTTTAATTCCATGTGTTATTACTAAAGAAGGCAAAACGGCAGGAATGGATGATTATGGTCATTCATATACACGAACTGCACAATTTGCAATATCTCGAGATATTTTAGAACGAGCATCATTTTATCCAGAAGTTGGTGATATTGTATTATGGGATAATGAATATTATGAACTAGATAATGTTGATGCAAATCAATATTTTGCTGGCAAGAATCCAGAAACATGGCCAAATGGCGATCAATTTGGTTATAGTGTATCAGTATTATGTGATGCACATGCAACAAGACAAACACCTACCGGTATTACTAATTTAAGAAGAGGCGGCAACAATGCATCACCTGCATATAAGAAATAAGGAAGTTAATGCCTAGATTAAATAGACAAAATATTGATAGAAAAACAAATAAACCAAACCCAATTCGTACAGAAGGAATTACAGAAGATTTATTATTGAATCGTGCCGAACAAACACGCAGAGATGATGATGTAATTCGAAGTGTTAAACGTACGATTTATGATATTGATTATGCAATAAAATGGTATATTGAAAACGAAATACAACCACAAATAATTGCAAATGAACAAAATTTATCAGTTCCGGTTATTTTTGCATCTGGCGAAAAATGGGATAGTGTTAGACGATTAGGCTATCTTCGAGATGAAAAAGGGATGTTACAATCTCCAATGATCATGTTAAAAAGAAATAGCGTTGCTGAACGAGATGAGCAACGAACATTGGATGTTAATAGACCAAATTCCGGAAATTCTATTGTATATAAAGGGAAATATAACGAACGTAATCGTTATGAAGATGAATTATTTCCTATACCAAAAAATGAACCACAATTATCACAAAAAATATATGTTGTTGATATTCCAAAATACGTAACTGTAGAATATGATATGATGTTGTGGTGTGATTTTACTACGCAGATAACATCATTAGTTGATCAAATTTTAACATATAATAGATTTTCGTGGGGTAATGAAGGAAATAAATTTCCCACATCAATGGGTTCAGTATCATTTGAAACTGTAAACTCAATCGGCGAAGATCGTTTAGTTCGAGCTACGATTCCAATTACAATTAATGCAACATTGTTAGCAGAACAAGAAACAAGAATTGATACAATAAAAAAAATGTATTCGGTTAAAAAAGTAGTATTCGATACCGTTGTCGATGTAGACTTTGGGATATTTACTACAACTACTATTCCGCAACAAATATTACAAGTTAAAAACTATGTAATGTCTGGAGGAATGGTATCTGTTTCAGGCGGCGGCTCATCTACTACATTAAATGCAGCTACAATGAATTATTTAGTTAATTTAATTGAGAAGGTTGGATTATATGTAAACGTTAATTCAATTACAATAAATGCACAAGCCGCAATCAATCCTGTAACATTACAGCCAGCTACAAAAGATGAATTTGATATTTATATCAACGGTCAATATGTGGATAAAGCAACATATACATGGACGCCTAGTGATGTAACAACACAAACAATTGTATTTAATTTAAATGAATTAGGATATCCTATCGAATCTACAGATGTAATTATAGTGAAAGGTAGGTGGGCATAATGGGAAGACAGTTTAAACCAGGACAATTACAGACCGGATCATTATATAATATATCTTCAAGTTATGCCGTAACTGCATCATATGCACTTAATAGTACCACAGGCGGCACATTTCCGTTTAGTGGCAGCGCTGTTATAACCGGTTCATTAGAAATCAAAAGTGATATAAATGACATTTTTATCATTAAAAAATTTAATGGCCAACCTGTATTAACGATATCACAAAGTGGCGTAATAGTTTTAGCAACACAGAGTGCAGAATTAACCGGACCGGCTCCGAATGGAGGAATGTATTTTACATCTGGTTCTTTTTTTATTGGTTTGGATTAGAAAATAAAACAATGTAATATTTATTATTAAAATAAAAGAAAATAAGGAATTGCCATGGCAGAATGGAAAAAGGTAGTAGTCTCGGGATCAGCCGCAATATTAAGTCAAGTTAATGTTGGTGCGAATCAACAAATTACAACATCACCAACAACAACATTATTATCTGGTTCGTTCTCAGGATCATTCCAAGGAAGTGGTGCTGGTTTAACGGGAGTAACGAATGCTACAACATTAGCATCATTGACTCAAGGCACTGGTATTACTGCGTTTACATTCAATGGAAGTACCGCACAAACCGTTGCATTGAAAAATGCCGGATCATTAAGTAATAACGTATTACAAAAATGGGATTCTAGTAACGGTCAATTGACTAATGCTAGTTTAACTGATAATGGTACAACTATTACTGGTACAACATCTATTCAATTAACTGGAGCTAGTTCAAATTTATCTGGATCATTCTCAGGTTCATTCCAAGGTAATGGTGCAGGATTGACAGGCGTTACAGCAACAGCAATTTTCCCTACCACTGCAAAAACAGATTTAGCAACTACCGATCAAATTTATATTAATGATGGTGCTAACAAATTTGTTACGTATGGTAACTTAGTAACAGACTTAGCAGGTTCTGGTGCAGGTACGAGTAACTTAACAACAACTGACACTGGCGACAGTTTAGCATTAACGGCTCAAGTAACAGTAACAGGTGTAACTGCATCATTATTTGGTACAGCAAGTTGGGCTAATAATGCAACAAATGCTACTACAGCAACAAATGCGAACAATGTAGCAGTAACCGACACCACATCTGGTACTGGTCCTTACTATGTAATGTTTGCCGATGGTACTACTGGTAACAGAGCAGTACGTGTTGATTCAGCGGCATTAACATTTAATGCTACTACAAACACATTAACAACAACAGCATCATATGCCGTTCAAGCACTGAGTGCATCATTTGCATCAACGGCTCCTTATTCGGGATTGACAGGTGTTCCTGCAGGAATTGTTTCTGGTTCATCTCTTTCTAGTCCGTCACAAGGTAGCGTAGTACTTACAACAAATGGTGTTGCAGGCTCGACAATCGATTTAGGATTACAAACAGGAGATTCTCCATCATTTGCTGGAGCTACATTAACTGGCAACTTAGCAATTAATAATGGTACGTCGACAGCAATTACAACTACTGGTACAACTGCTGCATTATTTAATACTACAGCAACAACAGTTAACGCATTTGGCGCTGCTACAACATTAAACATTGGTGCAGCAACAGGTAATACCACAGTTAATAATAATTTAATTGTAACTGGCGATTTTACCGTTAACGGTACAGCTTCGATTATTGATACAACCAATTTAAGTGTTGAAGATCGTTTCATTATATTGAATCATGGTTCAGGATCTGTATCGCCGACACAAGAAGGTGGTATTATTGTTGAAGGTACAACAGCAGGCTCGGGAAGTGCTTTCTATTATGATGGTGACACCGTTCTTCGTTGGGGTGTAGCGTTAGGAGTTGCAGAAGGTGCAATTTCTGTAGCAGCAAATAGTTTTGTTGTAACAGTTTCTGGATCAGCTGCTAATCCAACCGGCAATCCTACTTATGGTGGAGCTACTAATGGATTTGGTAACATGTATGTTAATACTTCAGACAGTTCAATTTGGATTTACGCATAATTTTTATTATATTAAAAATAAAACAAAGTTACAATGGGAATAATCAATAAACTATCAAATGCAATTTCAACCCCACCGGTAAATGAAAATCAACTATCTGCGGAAGAAATTGAATTTTTATTGAATGCATTGAAAACAACAACTATAATGGGCGAACAAGTTGAAATGTTTTATAACATGGTTGTTAAATTGCAAAATCAATACATAGAACAAACTAAATAATAAGTTATGGATATTTTTTCAATAGATTTAACTGTACCAGAAATTCAAACAATGCGTCAGTCTTTAGACCTTATAACTATTGCTGGCAAAGATGCACGCTTCTTAGCAAATCTTCAAACTAAATTAGAACACGAGTTAACGCAAATTTCTCATATGTTATCTGCAGAACAAACAAAAAAACAAGAAGATTTACAAAAAGCCATTGCTACGGATAAGAAACTTAAGTAATCATATTTATATTAAATAAGATTGTAGGCCTCCGGGAAGTAGGCACACACACGGCATAAGTGTATGTATCTAACCACAATCGACAAGGAAATATAATATGCCAAACTGGAAAAAAGTCATAGTATCAGGCTCTGATGCCTCGTTAAATTCATTAACGACCCCTGCGGGTACAATCAATAATCTTACCGCTTCGTATGCCATGACGGCATCGAATATTACACCAGTCATTTCAAATGATGCAGATACTCGAGTAGTAACTGCAAATGGTAATGGTACGTTAAATGCTGAATCACTCTTAACATTTGATGGTACTAAGTTAAGTATACTCTACCAATCAGGTGATGAAGGTGGAGAAATGTTACTTAGCAAACCAGTAACTAACACTACTATTGCAGGTAATGGTGTTACTTTTGATATCTATCAAAATAGACTTAGATTCTTTGAACAAGGCGGATCCGCCAGAGGATATTATTTAGATATAACGGCAGGTGGAGCTGGAGTATCTACAAATCTAGCAGGTATACAAGGAGCAACGGGTGCACAAGGAGTCCAAGGTCGTCAGGGTCTAACTGGTACGCAAGGTGTTACTGGTACGCAAGGCGCTGTCGGTACGCAAGGTGCTATCGGACCACAAGGTACCGTAGGCTCGCAAGGTACGACAGGTACGCAAGGTGTGGCCGGTAGTCAGGGAACCGTTGGCGCACAAGGCACAGTGGGTGCACAAGGCGTTACTGGTACGCAAGGCGCCGTTGGATCACAAGGTGTAACAGGTACGCAAGGTGCTGTCGGTACACAAGGTACGACGGGTACGCAAGGTGTTACGGGAACGCAAGGTGCTGTCGGTACGCAAGGAACACAAGGAGTTTTAGGTACGCAAGGTACCACGGGCGCACAAGGTGTCACGGGAACGCAGGGCGCAACGGGAACACAGGGAACCGTTGGTACGCAAGGTGCTACGGGAGCACAAGGAACTGTAGGAGCACAGGGTACAAATGGTACGCAGGGAACGACCGGTACTCAGGGAACTACGGGAGCACAAGGAGTTACAGGTTCGCAAGGTACAGCCGGAGCAACGGGAGCTCAAGGCACAACGGGTGCTCAAGGCACTGTTGGTACAACGGGAGCCCAGGGCACAACTGGTACGCAAGGAGCTGTAGGCTCGCAAGGTATTCAGGGTATTACGGGAACGCAAGGTACGACCGGTACCCAAGGTACTGATGGTTCGTTTGGTGGAGCGACATTTGATTATACATATGATACATCCACAACGGCAGCAGATCCTGGCACAGGTAAAGTTCGTTTAAACAACGCAACTGAAAATGCAGCAACGGCAATGTATATAGATTCGACAACGGATCAATCTGCCAATATAGATTCTTTCTTAAACACGATCAATGCTGTGACGTCAGCAATAAAAGGTTATGTGCGTATTGCAAACCGTACGGATGCTACGCAGTTTTTATTGTTTCAAATATCAGCATTAACAAACAATACAGGTTGGTGGACATTAACCATAACCAATCAAGCTTCTTCAGCTTCATCTCCGTTTACTAACTTAGAAGATATTATAGTATCTTTTGTAACTACTGGTGATAAAGGTGCACAAGGTACTACTGGTACACAGGGCACTACAGGCACGCAAGGTGCTGTCGGAACGCAGGGCACAACGGGTACGCAAGGCGTTCAAGGCAGCCTAGGCGCACAAGGCACTGTAGGTGCAACGGGTGCCCAGGGAACAACCGGTGCCCAAGGTACGGTAGGTACGCAAGGTGTCACGGGAGCACAAGGTACAACTGGTGCAACGGGAGCCCAGGGCGCTACGGGAGCACAAGGAACACAAGGAATTGTAGGAAATACGGGTGCACAAGGTGCAACGGGAACGCAAGGTACGGTAGGCACGCAAGGTACGGTAGGTGCACAGGGTATCACCGGTACGCAAGGAGTCCAAGGTCGCCAGGGTCTAACTGGTACGCAAGGCATTCAAGGTATTACAGGTACGCAGGGAGCCACCGGTGCCCAAGGAATTCAAGGTGTTCTTGGTACGCAAGGCGCCGTTGGTGCACAGGGTGTAACTGGTACGCAAGGAGCTGTAGGCTCGCAAGGTACCACCGGAGCTCAGGGAGTAGCTGGTGCACAAGGTACCACGGGCGCCCAAGGTACGGTAGGTGCAACTGGTACACAAGGTACAACAGGTACGCAAGGTAATACCGGAGGCACAGGTTCACAGGGAACTACAGGAGGTACTGGTGCTCAAGGTACCGTAGGTACTCAAGGTACAACGGGAGGTACTGGTACGCAAGGTGCTGTAGGTACTCAAGGTAATACTGGAGGTACAGGTGCTCAAGGTACAGTTGGTACAACGGGAACACAAGGAACGACTGGTGCTCAAGGTACTACGGGAGGTACTGGTACGCAAGGTACTACTGGTGCTCAAGGTACGCAAGGAATTCAAGGACGTCAGGGTATAACGGGTGACAAAGGAGGTATTCCATATACATTTAGTACCACAACTACAGATTCCGATCCTGGAACTGGAGTAATTCGTTATAATAATTCAACAATTGGTTCTGTAACTCAAATATTCATTGATAATCAAGATGCACAATCTATAACACAAACGGGTTGGTATGATACATGGGATGATTCAACATCAACCATAAAAGGTTATTTAACTATACAAGATAGATCAATTAATAGTTTTGATAAAGCAGTATTTTCTATATCATCAATAACCGTCGCAACTGGATATTATAAAATTTCAGTAGCATATGTATCGGGAACATTAAATACCAATGGCGATCCATTAACTGTTTCATTTTCTAGAACTGGTGATAGGGGTACACAAGGTACAACGGGAACAACTGGTACTCAAGGTGCAGTAGGTACACAAGGTGCTACGGGAGCACAGGGTACTGCTGGAACTAATGGTACGCAAGGTACGACTGGTGCTCAAGGTACAGTTGGTACAACGGGAACACAAGGTACTGCTGGTACTAATGGTACGCAAGGTACAACCGGTGCACAAGGTGCAGTAGGCTCACAAGGTACTGCTGGTACGAATGGTACGCAAGGTACAACGGGAACACAGGGCGCGATAGGTGCTCAAGGCACTGTTGGAGCACAAGGCACTGTCGGTACGCAAGGAGTCACGGGAGCACAAGGAGTCCAAGGCCGCCAGGGTATTCAAGGTATTACGGGAACGCAAGGAGTCACGGGAGCACAGGGTATTACCGGTACTGGTACGCAAGGTACTACTGGAGCACAAGGTACAACTGGAACGGGCACACAAGGTGCTACAGGAGCACAAGGTGCTATAGGCGCAACAGGTACAGGAACGCAAGGAGCAACGGGAGCTCAAGGTATCACCGGTACCGGTACACAAGGCACTACGGGAGCACAGGGCACGACGGGCGCACAGGGTACAACTGGTACATTATCATTAACGGGAACAACTGACAACGGCGTTATAACATTAAATGGTTCTGCACCTAATGCTACGGTTGAATCTAATTTAAGATTTAATGGCAATACATTAACAACGGATGCAGCAGATAATTCACTTACTAGAGCATTAATAGTAAGAAATACAGATTCGGGTTCACTCGCCGGCGCAATAATGGATTTTAAAACTACAGATAATGATCCGTTTACTATAGGTCAATTCAATGGAGCCTGGGGGCCATATAATGCTGGCGATGTAGTTTTATCAAATAATTCTACAACAGCTGGATTAGCAAATATATACATTGGCAATGCTGGTAATGCAAACCGAATGGTTATTAGTCATACTAATACTGTCGGCATTGGATATTCAA